TTTCTTTTGTGAAGCGTGACTTTTGTGCCTTCACTTTGATAATATTACCAACAACTTCGGTGCCATCTTTTTCTTTCTTTTTTGATAAGAAAAGAATCGTTGATGCAGCATACTTCAAACCAGTGCCGCCACCCATTTCTTTCGTTGGCACATATGCACCCACTACTTCATATGTATGGTTGGTAACGATAAGAGGAATACCAGCTTGCCCCAGTTTCAGTGACAGGATTCTAAAGATCGATTTGATGACTTGAGCACGAGTCATGTCACGAGTTTCTTTACCATCAGTGGCATCTTGCACCTCCTTAGAGGTTGAGAGCATTCCAAGAGAATCCAACACAAACAAGAGGGGTGGTCTATCTTCTTTCTTTAGTTTAGTATACTCATCAACAACCTTGATAGATTGTGTGCGAAACTCCTGCACAGTAGTAACGGGCACAAGACCTACACGCTTTACATCAATACCACGAGAAACCATCATGTCTTTAGACACAGCAGATTCTGTTTCAAAATAAATTACTTGAGCATTTGGCGTATTGCTAAGGAAGTGCTTGACGATTGAAAGAGCAAAGAAAGTTTTGCCCGTTGAGGATTCGCCCGCGAGTGCTGTGATTTTGTTGGCAGGTAGTCCACCATAGATGCTACCAGAAATAAGAGCATTGAGAATGTAGCTACCAGTATCCACAAACGATTCACAGTCACCAGATGTGATTCCATCTTCAACAACACTTGCGTATTCATTATCTAACTCCTTAATAACGGATTGTAAAAAATTCATAATACCTCAACTAAAAAAACTTAATAGTGACCCACGACGCTCGTACTGCCAATCAATACATTCTAGCACAGTTTTTAACGGTTCGAGAAACGATTTTTCAAACTGTGTAGTATAATCAACATACTTCTCAAGATTTAATTCTTTAGGAAGTTGTTGAAAGAAAGCAATAATATTTTCCCCAATGGGATTAGGGGTCCTTAAATATAAAAACTTAATCTTTTCACCCTCTTGAATGATAGGATACTTATGCTCTAATTTATTCTTTTTAATATAATAGTTATAAAGTAAAGCACCACGCACTTGAATTGGACAACCTTTAGCATAAATGTCAGTGCCATTACGATACTTACTCAATCCATTGCAACCGCGAGGAAAAGCAATGTTGAGATAATTTTGTTTTTTGGTGTCTTCTTTAATATCATCAATAAAGTCAATCAACTCATCGTTTGTTTTAGTAATGATAATTGTGTATGCTTCTACTAATTTATCTCTGAAGTAAGCAGGTGTAGATGAGCGAGCAGTTTCCATGCCACAAATTTTCATCTTTGCTTTAGAATAACGCACACCTTCGCTGTCCCATACGTTGAGCACATATCGTTTCTTCGCAGTCCAGAAACCACGCTCAGCAATATTCTCACGCTTCATCTTCATCATCTGCGCGTAGGCGTTGAGGTAGTCAGACAATTCTTGGTAAGAACTTTCAATATACTTTTCAAATTCCATACCACAGACCTTATCAAGGAACGAGACAATGCTTTCAGAAGTTTTCTCTCTGCCCTTGTATACAGTTTCAACCAGAGGACCCAAGTTAAGATACATAGAGTCAGTATCACAAGCAATAACATAGTCAACATCCTGTGTTTTTAGAATCTTATTAAGATAGGCATTCATCTTATTCTCAATCCAGCGAATAGATAGTTGACCAGAAAGAGTGATTGCCTCAGCAATTTCAAGTTTATAGTAACGAAAGTGCTCGTTACCGATAGCACCATAAGCAGAGTTGAGTTGAATCTTTCGTGCCATCTGAATGTTATTGCAGCGAGCAATCTCTTTTCTCAACTCAATTGTTGGGGTCTTCTCATATTGTTGCTTAGCAGCAAGCATCTTCTTTTTGTAGATGGTGCGATCTTCATAAATCTTTTCCATCAACTTAGGAAGAAACCCTTGGTGCTGAGTGGTATAATGTGTCCCATTAGCACACAGAGTTTCTCCCACAAGGTCTGAGGTGTCGTGCTTCTTATCTAGCAGCATGTCAACGTTGACGCTGCTGCGGCGCGGTAGGAGAGTCTCGGGCGACAAGTTGTATTGCATGATGAGATGAGGATACAGCGAATTAAGGTCAAATGACACAACCCAATCATACATTCCTGGAATAGGTTCTTTTACATATGCGCCAGCATACTGCGAATCCTTACGGGAATCTTTTTTAGGTGGAATAGCAATCTTCATCTTATCGAGATAGATAAAGATAATGTTATCCCACATACGCACCTGAGAATATACATCTTCATAATTTACCTTAGCATCATATGCCATAGTAAATGCCAGCTCAAGCAACTTCATCTTGTCGTCAAGTCTATCGACAAGGCGCACGTCATGAATATTATATTCAACAAACTTATTCCAATCTTTTGTATAGAATTCCTTGAAGGTATCAAACTCAGAGTGATCAAGTTTGTTTTGCTCTAACTCCACAAATGCAATGTGGTCTAGGCGATATGACTCTTGATTTGTATAAGTAAATTTTTTATACAATTCAAGATAATCAAGACACGCAATACCAGGAATATCGTAAGCAATCTGCTTACGACCTTTAATATAAATTTCTCTATCAGAAATCAATTTCCAGGGCGACAAAAGTTTAGTATACTTGTCACCAAGGATTCTATCCAGGCGGCGACAGATATATGGAATATCAAATAGTTGTACATTCCACCCAGTAATTACGTCGGGGTAATTTTCTTGCCACCATCTAAGGAAACATGATAGAAGTTTCTTTTCATCGTCGCAATGAATGTAATCAACCTGCCTGTCTTCAGTCGAGAAACTTTTGCTTCCCCAAACAATGATCCTATTTGTATAAGAATCACGAATAGAAATAAGCAGAATCTCCTGGTCAGCAGATTCGATGTTAGGAAATCCATTTTCTGCTGCCGTCTCAATATCCATCGTGAAGACACGGATGAGTGAGCTATCAAATTTGATTTCATCTTCGGAATATTTTTCGTTGATGTATTGGTATAAGTATCTAGTATTTCCGTGAATTTCAAACTCTTCTACGTCAGCATATTGTTGCACAAACTGCCTACAATCAGCAATGGTGCCAGGCATGACACGACGAAGATTGCGACCGTCAAGTGTTTTATAATCTGATTGTTTATTTGAAGACACGAAAAGGGAGGGTTTAAACTCCTCCCTATAGATTACATCATTACCATTTTCATGAGCACGGACCAGAATTTTATTACCAACTTGCTCAACGTTCTTGTAAAACTTCATCAGATTCTTCATTAAGTATGCTAGGGACTGCATCAATATATGCTTTCACTGCTTCAGCATTTGGAGACAAAATCGTTAAGATATTATCCGCATGAAACAGGACTTCTCTCTGGTCAGTATACCACGGCCAACGCTCAAGCACAACCCTTTTCTGACAAGGTTTGCTGATGTAGTCATCCATCGGTTTGTTGGCATCCCAACGTTCGTCATCTTCATAAATGTAATCTGTACCTACTGCATATGGCTCAACCAGTTTGCAATTAGGCAAACCATATTCAACTTCCAATTCTTCTACTTGTGCAAGCAAAGATTCATTACTCTTCAGTAAGATCAACTTCAGATTCTGCATTTTCTTGTTCCTCCTCATAATACAATTCTGCACTAAATTTTTCTAAATAAACATCCAAGATTCCTTGATCAACATCACCAAGAGCAACTACAGAATCATATGGAATATTAAAACTATTACTAGAAGAAAAAGGATTCCACTTACTAAAGTTTACTGAATATTCTTCTCCCCCTTCTTCTTTGGGATTGAGAGTTAGAATGTAAGGACATTTTAAAACCAGGCAGATTCCTTTACCAGTATTATTATCTGTCATTTCAGAAACACCAGCAATGACACGTTCGCTTGTTTTCATCACTAAAACTTTAGGGACCATACTATTCTCCAATTTATAATTACATTGTAGCACAAAAATAAAAAAGAGGCAAGGGCTGATTCTGACCAGCCGTGCCTCTAGCGCCGACGATATTTGGGTTACCCCGCGTCTATTTATCCTTCAGTAAGAAGTTGTTGTTTTCCTACACCAATATTATATGTAGTTCGTTTCTGATGTTCTGGGATGATCTTCTCCAATGAGATTGTTAATAGACCATCTGCAAAATCTACAGAGGATACTCTGACATCATCTGCGAGTTGCCAGCTGTGGGAGAATGAACGCTTGGAGAGACCTTTGTGAATATACTCTCTCTCAGAATCTCGTTTCTCAACCTTAGAGGCAACTCTGAGAATGTTTTGTTCTGTAGAGATTTCGATCTCATCTGACTTAAATCCAGCCAGAGCGACTTCAATTTCGTAGTTAGCATTGTCGTTTTTGATAATGTTATAGGGCGGATAACTTGTATTATGACCAGACATTGCATCTAGTCGATTAAAAACATTTTCCAATCCTACGTTGAATGGAGTGTAAACATCCCATGTATATGTATTCGTCATTTGATTGCTCCTTAAATAAGCGAGTGTTAGTTGAGACCCCGAAGGCATCTCTTATTATTATATATTAAAGAGCATAAAAATGGGGAGTGTGGACTCCCCTACTAAATTATTCGGTTACTTCGGTCTTCTTACGACCAATGTTATATTTACTTTCAAGCGTCCATTCATCTTTTTCTTTGAAGGCGAGGACTTTAATTTGATTCAACGGTGCAACATCTGCAATAGCATCTGCTTTTACAATAGCAATTAATCCCCAATCACTGAGAAGTTGAATGATTCTGTTTCTACGCTGCACATCATTAAGCGAAAGATTTGTTTTCTTACCATCAAGAGCAAACAATTCTTTAAAATGCACAATGTAATACTTGCCTTGTTTATGCAAAATGTGGCAAGATTGATAGATAATTTTTTCTTTTCTGGAAGCAACACCAATGCGAGTAAGCGTCTCACGAACCTTTAGAAAATCATCAGGTTCGTTAAGAGTCACCTCAACCATATCAGCTTGATTCCACTTAACTTCTACATCAGTTGTCATTGTCTTCCACCTTTATTTACTAAGCGTTTAATATCTTCAAGTTGTTGTTTATTTAAAATTCTCAAGGCTTGCAAAGCTTTATCGGTGTTATACCCATAATATTCTTTGACCGCATCAAGATAATCTATTGAAGATTTCTTTTCCCATGGACTAAAACGTTTCCTTGGGCTGATACTATTTATAAAAAAGTCATATTGCATCTTCTTATCTAGATGTGGGTATAGATTCATTTCATTAGAAAACAAAACGGTATCTAAAAAACCAGATAAACATTTATTAATGATGAAAGGTGGATATGCTTTTTCAGACTCATCATCAATAACTACCGACTTCTTGGTTTGATTGATAGAAGTCAGATATTCGGATAGAGTTGGTTTCGTCATAGTTAGTAATCAAAAGTTCTGCTCGGTCTTTCTGCTCATTCATGTAGTCACCTACAGAACGCATCGTATAAGTTAAATCCCATTTGGTTTGATTGTATCCATCATACCACTCCATAAGAGTAGGATTAGTATTGTAGGTAATCATCCAGTTATCTTTCACATTACCTTGAGTGATGTAAGCATGAAACATCTCATGGTCAAATCCTTTATGAAGCTCTCCTTTCTTACCATAGAGATTATCTTTGATATCGTAAGGAGGGTCAAAAAACCAAAATGTTCCGACAGGAGCAGATGTCATCATCATCTCCCAGTAATTAAGATTAGTGATTTTCCAGTCTTTGATAATCTCACCATACCCAGGAAGTTTCTCAATATTATTCATAGAGAAATTACTGATGCTTGCTTGTGGCGAGAAAGCAGAATTCTCAGTCAGACCAGAGAAACTACACTTATTGATAATGTAAAATGCTACAGCACGGTAGAAGTCTTCTGCTTCTGGGTGATCGAGTGCAATCTTCATTTGATTGAAGAGATCTCTACCCTTATCATAATATTCTTCAAGTTCTTTTTTGTTTGCTTTTTTATCTGGCACTGGTCCAAGGTCTTCTTTATATCCTTTCAGAGCTTCGTATAGATCTTGTGGTTCATCACGAAGAATACACCAGAATGTATAAAGAGGATTGTAGAGATCATTTACCCACACAGGAATGTCTGGATTCTCTTTAGTGAATGCAATAGCAGCACTACCTCCACCCAAAAAAGGTTCACGGTATTCTGTGATGTTTTTAGGAAACTTTGGCAAAAGATATTTCATGGCGCGAGATTTACCGCCAGGATAACGAAGAGGTGTTTTTAACGATTTCATTTGAATTTACACTCACACATGATTTCGGTTAGTGCAGCTAACAGATTTATTTCTTGGTCAGCTACAAAGGCAAT